GTATTCTAATCGGCCGTGGCTTATCGCAGAGCACAGCGCATGAAGTGGCATATTCCAGGCCCGTCAGGAAGGCGGAGAAGAAAGTCAAGCGGAAGGTCGGCAAGTATCAGAAGGTATTCGGCAAGAAACTGAAGGCTCTCAAGAAGAAGCACCCACGATCTGCCGCATCGGGACTGATGAAGAAGGCTCACAGACAAACCAAGGCGGCGATGAAATGAAGAAGATAGGCGAATACACTTGTCGGGGGAGAGTCACGCGGAATACAACCCAACGAATTACCCTCTTCGATGGCCGCTTCGATACAGGCTACAAGGTGATATCATTCCAAGTGCTTCCAGAAGACCCGACCGTAGCGTCGGAGGATGTAACCGGAGTGCTAGCGACGGAACCGGGTGCGGCCACTCTGGAATGGAATCTAGGCGATCAGCGGCAGATAGCATGGGCGGGGAATAAAAACGACAGTTCTTCATCGACACAGATGTCGGTTATCGATCCTGACAACTTCATTGTTGAGGATTTGTTCTTCTACGGCGACAATCCTTTCTCCGCAGGGTCGAGAGTCAACTACATGATCAAGATGGAGAAGTACGAAACCACCGAGTGGCGAGGAGCCTTGGCGATGGTCCGGAACTCTGCTCAGGATGTCTGAATCGGATCATGATGGATTGAACCCTCTAGGTCTTCGTTCATATCTGAGATAATACGAACAAACATTCGCATATATGCCTCGTCAATGGGGGGGCAAGAGGTTAGAAAATCAGTCAATCGTCGACGATGAGTTGCGATATTACCCCGAAGGTGCCCGATCATCAACACGTTGGCTTTCTGTCGTAGCACGAGTTCGCCGCTATCGACCAGAAGCGCTGAGAGAGTGGCACTTCGCCCGGGCTCGGTCTTGGAATACTCTGGCCATGACTCCCAGATCTGCCCTGCTTCCAGGCTGAGAGTTGCGCTGATGAGATGCTTCATTCCTTCAACTCCACCCTAATCATTTCCAGAGCAGCAGCGATCCTGCCCAGAATCTCCAAGAACTCTTCATTCCACGGTGCGGTCTCTTGGTATTTGTCGCTCATTCAATCACACCATCCATTATGGCACTCTACACAGACCATTAGAAGAGAAGATCTCCTGCTCTCGCAATCACACTCGCAATTACACTTCATTCAATCAGCCGTCCATTGGCAGGCCCATTCAGGCAGGCGATCACCGCAATAGGGGCAGAACCCCCACTCAAATACAATCTGCCGCAGGATCAGCCCGCAGCAAACTTCATCATTCTCGTTTGGGGCATACATTTCGGTGTCGGCTTTGTCGGCCATGATCCCGGCTAAACGCTGTTCCTATATTATTTGAACGGTTCACGACCCATGTGAACCCTACTTCTTCTTAGGATGGCCCCCTTTCCGACTACGTCGTAGGCGAGGCGACCAAAGGAAGCCGCGGATTGGTAACGGGTTCGACGTCGGGGATAGATATCAAGATTAACGGCGAGATTGTTAATTTCCGAGATCAAAAACTTTCATTAACCGAGTCGACCAGGGTGGTCCATGGCAAAGAGTGACGCATTCTTCATCAGAGCGAAATTGATACAGACAGGATCGGCATTCGTTGATACTGAAATCGACTTAGGTTCATTCGTGAATCTGGGCATTTCAAAGTCAACCGTTCTGCGGGTCCATGCCATTGAAGTGCAAATTCAAGACGATGACGCGCCTGAAAAGGGACCATACACGAACGGCGCGACATTGAACATCGGTTGGGATCTAACAACTCAGAAGCAAACAACCCTAGTCACTCTCGCGAATAAGTCAGTAGTCGCTTCTGGTCGATACATGATTTCAGATCAAACCGTCATAGACTTCGATTCTGACATCAAGGATCAGATGCCGCAGACTTGGAAGAATGGGTATCTGATCGCGGTTGATTCGCTCTGGCTCGCTAGCGATGCCGACGCAGCATCCACCGGTGGCACCTACAATATCTCGATCGTAATGGAGTGCACCTTGGAGAACGCAACTCAAGCAAGCAGTACCGCCCTTGCGCTCTCTCAACAGTGAGGGAGTAATATGGCGCATACCGGTCCATGTCCTACTTGCGCGGCTATCGAAGGTATTCTAATCGGCCGTGGCTTATCGCAGAGCACAGCGCATGAAGTGGCATATTCCAGGCCCGTCAGGAAGGCGGAGAAGAAAGTCAAGCGGAAGGTCGGCAAGTATCAGAAGGTATTCGGCAAGAAACTGAAGGCTCTCAAGA